ACTCCCCAACCACACGGCGATAGTACCCGTCATAGCACCACTAACCACACTAATCATAGCACTCTGCTGTGTTGATAAATCATCAAGGGACATACCCCATTCAATCACACGGATGTACATAACCGTCATGACCAACATCATTAGACGAGGCATTATCTTCCATTCAAGAAAGCGTTCCATCGTTACTGTCATTTGCGTACCTCTCAGCTATAATACGACTGGTCGTTATTATAACGACTTTTCCACGTTTGTCATATACTGCATACTTCATGCGCCCGATCTGTTCCAAACGCATTTACCATTTACCTTGACCTTTGCCGATAAAATAAAAAATGAAACCTATCATAACAGACGCAAGAACAAAAATAATTGTGCCCAATATCCATTCGATGATGGCTTGTTTTAACTTGGCTTTTTTAAACTCGTTCTGCTCTTTTTGTTTGCGCATATCGCGCAAAATGTCTTTATATTCCTGCAACCCTGTCGGCCCATGCACAAACCTAATCATGTTCTCTAGTTCGGTTTTTAGGGCTTGTGCTTTCTTTTTAGCGGCAAACGCATTTGCTGCACGTTCTTCCATCGAACCGCTGAATGCTTTATACCAAGGTGGGTTTTTTGCCTGACGTTCGGCTTCATTGATGTCGGCCCATGCACCTGCGAACTTAGACATGGCTTGTGTGGTGTCACGCCCTGCGTTAATCAGAGATCGCATCTGCCCCACAGCGGTACTCGCTACCGACAATGCTGTTAATGGATCAATCATGCTAAGCGCAACCTCACAGGACAAACATACTCGGGTGAAACTCGGTACACTCTGTCGTAATAACTGTGTGGCTTAGAGCCGCAGTCATAATAACAGGCTTTATAAAAGCCCAGTTGGAAGCTCTGGCCCCAAAGTATGAGGACCAGAGTGCAGGTCATTTCTTTTCCATCAGTCGGTCTAGCTTTTCATCTAACCGATCTAATCTGTCGAGGACGCGGTTTATATCCGCGTGAACCTCTTGCTTTGTAATATAATCACGAGCTATTTCTTCCCGTGTGCGGTTAAGCAGGATTTGGACGCGCTGTAGTTCCGCGTAAGCACTGCGTATTATCCACCCGAGAAGCCCGAGTGCCGCAGTTAAGCCAACGTTCCACAACGAGTCCATTTCCATAAATCTACTCCGCCGCGATCTCTGCGTCTTCGACGGTGTCCTCAAGAGAACGTGCTAACATGTCAACAAATGCTTCGCGGCCTACAGTTAGCTGATCCACGTTGAAATGTGCGTTAGCTAATTTGCGGTCTAGGTCTTGGATGTGGTTAACCATAGCAGTCTGCTGATCGTTCAAGTCTTCGACATTGTACTGTTTGTCGTTGACAGTGATGGTTTTCTTTTCGTCTTTAGCCATCGTAGGTCTCCTAGTTAAGTTATTCAGTTGCCCAAGGCATACCTGTTGCGTCCGCCGCTGCGCGATCAATCTGACCTTGCACTTTTCCGCGGCGGTTTTCTTCAATATCTCCTGCGTCGAAACCTTCTTGGCCTTTAACCCAACCAAGGACGACTTCTTCGGTTAAGTCTTCGAAGGCAATAAAGTCTTCCGCGTCAGCGTCAGGCTCAAGCAGCAGCTTGCCTGCTTCTACCGCGCTCTCGCCGGTATCTGCTTGCGCGAGGCACTGCCAGCGCACTTCTTTGACACCGCCTGTAGCAGCGTCCCGTTTCATGTCCAGAACGGACCAAGTTACAGTAATAGCCATCGGTTTTTCCTCCTATCAGGCTGGTTTGGGGTGAGCGTCTTTTACAGCTCTCAAGCTTGTATAAAACTCCCCAGAGGTGTCTAACGTCCCGTTTTCGATGTCGTGGAACAACATATCCAATTGTTCCTTAACGTTTGGGTACGCAAGCATCCGGGGCTGCACATGCACGTTCGCCAGTCGGTCAGCTTCGATCATCGCCGCGTCTTCGTCGGAGACGGTCCAAGGATCACCTTTAACGGCCTCCCCGTCGACTAATGTGTATGTACACGCCGGGTCAAAGTCTTCAACTTCAACGCCGGTATGATCCGCGCTGTTAGCATAAAACTTATCGAGGTCGTTCGTCGCGTGGTGGAAACTTCCATCGCTTACGTTAAATACAACTATCGTCTTTCCGCTAATCATTCATGCCCCCTAACTAGGATATATCCGTAACCTGCGCCGCCGTACGTCCCCGCGCTTTTTGTTAAACGGATAGTATCTCCGTCAACATAGGAAACAGACCATGCGCCGGAAGTGGCTGTGGAATAGTTGGTAATAGTGTCAACGACGACAACATCTGCCTGAATATTACTACGGTGTGCGATAATTTGCTTTAGAACCGCAGCATAGGCAGAACCATAGTGTGTAAAACCGGCAAAGACTTCGTAAATTCCGCCTGTGCCGTTAGTAACTTTGACATCAATATCGAACGTATAACTTGAGCTACCAGACAAATAGAGGGTTTTGTAATACTCCATAACGCCATTAACACTACGGTAGCCGTTGTTCTTAATTTTCAAGCGTTCACTAAACGCACCTGCGCCGGTTTGGGTGAAGATCGCAAAGTCGTCGTTCAGACCACCTGCTACAGAACCTTTGTTTGTAGTTGTACCATCAAAGTAAATCTGCGACGCGTTGGAGCTATTTCCCAACTGGAGTTGAACTCCTCCTGCGTTAGCAGGCTTATCACCTGAGCCGTAGTTGAAGTTTACGGTTCCCGCACTTGAATCAACAAAAATCGCATGGCTGTTGTTGTTGGACTCGACGCGGAAATCGGCTTCGATACCCTGTTGGTTCATAACCGTGACGTTATGGTACTGCCCGTTTAGGGTTCCATTGCCGTATTCTGTTACTTCGGTTACTTCAGTGTTCCGCTTCATCTTAAGGATGTTATCGTCGCCCACACTGGCGCCGATTATCCGGCCGGTAAAGTAAATACCGTTGTCTGGACCGCCGCCGACAGAGTTATATCTCATCGCGATGTATTTGGTGCCATCGTAGACAACAGTAAACAAGCCCTTCCCGTAACTTTCACTGTTACCCATGAAATCGCATGTCGCCATGTCGTTGTTGTACGCTTGAGCAACCATGACACGAGCTACTCCGTTTGTGTTCCCCGACCCTGTGCCCCCGCGAGTAGACTGGATAACACCTTGCAGAGCGGCTTTACTCGTTGTCCCAGACCCCGGGTATGCGCGGCACAAAAGTAGGTATCCGGTGTAAGTACCGTCTCCGACACCGCGAGGGTCAACATATAAGTTGTGGTACTCGCGCTGGCCGTTGGACAGAACTGTTAGGCCGTTAACATTGAACGTTCCGCCTAAGTCAGTAGCGGTGCCAATGTTTACGTGGTTGTCTGCTGCGTCCACGTAAATCATATTGGTGTTTGAGTCTGACTCTACGCGGAAATCCCCGGAAGCAGCGTGGTTCTCGTTGATGACAACACCGCCGCCGTAAGGACTTAGAGAGAGGCCGTAGTAAGTCTGGGTGAAAGTACGACGTGATTGTATCTCGCCAACACCGGTCCCCAGTTGGTTAATCATCGTGCCGTAACCGTTGTCGGAGTTAGAAACAACGAACGGGATGTTGCTGGGGGTTACACCGGTCAAGTTGCCGTTCGTAGTCTCGCCGTAAACGTGCAAAGTGCCTACAGCTGACCCGGAACCGTTAATAAGAACTTTGTCTTGGTCCGAATCGACAAACAACATGTTCGAGTTGGTGTTTGACTCAACGCGGAAGTCTTCGGTTGATTCGTTTTCTTCGTTTACGGTTAACCCGCCGAATAGTTGCCCGCCACGGCGCGGCAAGTGGTATTGCTCCGTACCGTGGCCAACATAGTTATACACACATATGTTGTTTAGGCGCAGATAACTGTTGTTAGACGGGCGGCCCAGCGTAATCTTTAACGCGTTAGTCTGAGTACCCCCGGTAGACCAATACCAAGAATGGTTGGTTTTAGTCGCACTAGACGTGTATTGTTGACTCCACGTCGAACCGTTGTCGGTAGAAATGTACACGGTGACACTTACCGGTGCCCACCCTGAGTTACCGAACGATACTGACCCATACGAGCCGTAGGTAAAATTAGTCGGAACGTCGGTCATGATAATATCAATAGTGTCGGCGGCGTAGTCCGAGTTATAAATACCGACGTTATTCGCGTTCGCGTGGAAAGCTCTAGCTAAGTTAGCTTGGCTTGGTACCCCACCGCTTAAACCAACAACAGAAATAGTGCCGCCGCGTTCAACAAAATGCCCCCAACTGTTGTTAAGGAACGGGTGCATAAAATGGTTTTCTTCGTTGGCTGCATTCGCAAAAACCCCGCGCATATCGGACATACTAGGTCCGGCACCGGCACCAATTAGGTCTTCCTTAAGGACAAGGTTTCCGTGCGTGTCTATCTTTATCGTCTCGCGGGCGTCTGTGTTGTCGTAGAACACAAGCTCGCTATTGTCGGTGTAAATTCGGAATGTGTTTTCGCTGTTCTTGAGGTAAAGGCTCGCTTTCCCGCTGCCGCCTGTCTCCGCAAAAATGTCACTGTCACCCGAAGATTTATAGACGTGTAGCTCAGCCCCCGGTGTCGTGGTGCCGATACCGACTTCCATATCAGGCGACAGAGTCATTAGAGTGCTGAACGTCGACGCATCTTGGCGAACCGCAAACTTCAACCCGTACCCGTTGTTGTTCCGTTCTAGGTACGACGCAACACGCGCGGCGGGGTTGCCCGTAGCTTGGCTAACTTCGTTCGACATGTGGAAGTCGATACGGTTTTCGGCACCGAGAGAGTTGTTCGCAGTCGGAGACTGAAGGCGGATACCCTCGTTAATAGGGTGGAAAACATGCAAAGTGGTTTGTGGGGAGCCGTAGCCTATACCGACGCGGTTGTCCGTCCCATCGACAAGGAGCATGTTCGAGTTGCCGCTAGACTCGACGCGAAAATCTACGGCGCGGTCGTCTTCGTTTAAAATTACGCCGCCGGTATCGGGAATCCTTAGCGCGTGAGAAGCAGTGGCCAGTGTAAATGAGGAGTAATCCTCCCCAAAACGCTTGGTGTAAATATCTAAGCCGCCGTTACCTCCGGAAGGCATACGGATAATTGCGCCGCCCGCACTGGCTTGCTCAGCCCATTGCGGATAATAATTGCCTGATTGGTCCGGCGTCATGTTAAACGCAAGGTTGCCGGTGTTGTTGTGTCCTTGGCCCAAGTAGGAATAAGCCCCGACCGACATCATATTGTTCACATGGAACTGCACGAGCGGGCTAACACGGCTGCCGCTAGAGTTTCGCGTTGCTTGCTCTCCGGAGCTACCTCGGGCATACACAATATTTGACCCGCCGTCGACGTATAAAGCGTGTGTACTGCCGCTAGACTCAACTCGGAAGTCTCGGTCGAGATCGTCTTCGTTTACAACAATCTCGGTATTGGCTACGTCGAAACCTTTCTTAAAAACGCCGTTGTTGTAGTGGTACAAACGTAACCCGTTAGAGTCCGCCTGAATAGACCCGCCCACGTTAGCAGAGTTGTGCATTATAATAGTAGTGGACGCAGTATTAGTGCGCTTTACGTAAAGGGCGTCGTAGTCACTATGCTCGATAATCGTTTGGCCGAAAGTCGGTGTATCACCGCTCTCGTACTTGTCGGTGTTTAGGTTGATGAAGTTGTTATCAACTTCAGCGTTAGTTAGAGGCGAACCTTTGGGTGAATCGCCCTGAACGCGGGTAGTAATTGTAGCCATAGGTACGCCCCTAACTTAGTTTTAAGATGCAGACAGCGTGATAGTCCAAGTCACGGACATCGTGTCGTCAGCAGCTTTGTTTACAACTGAGAAAGTCGTACGGCACAGCATGTCGCCGCCTGACGCAGCGTTGAAGATGCCTGCTTCAGTGACTGCGCCGGTCGCGTCGCCTGCTTCAAATGAAGAGACGTACTCGACTTTTTCGTTGTTTGTGCCTGTGATCGTTGTTGAGTCCAACGCTTCGCGAGAACCCAAGATAGACACTAGGTCTGTTTGGCCTGCTGCGGCAGCGGTTGTGCCTGAACCCAACGCCATGTGAGACATGACCGACTTAGCTGTACCGGTCATACGAGACGCGATGTACGCAAGACCTGCGTTTACAACAAGGTTCTTAAGCTCTCGCTGTTCTTTTACGTTTCCGGCCTTGTCCTTCAGGACGATGTTAAGCTGACCGGAGAGCTTCAAATTTTCGTTAATCATAACGATCTCCTAGAACGTGGTGGAAGCCCCGACAAAGTCTTCCGCAAAGAATGTGAAGTCAGAGTACCCCTGACTCCGCAGAGACCCCGCGTCGGTGGTCGAGGCCGAATCCAGTAACACCTTTCCGGCTGCTACTGTTGTCGCGTCTCCTAAAAGGGCGCTATCTAAAAACGGTGCTTTTGTCACAGCCATCTTCAGACTTTCGCTTATGACAGGTATATCATATATCTGTTTACCTGTAAGCATATTTATAGTCTCGGTTGCAAGGGGGCTATCCGCAAGAGATTTTGCCCCGCTGAACCGTAAACTATCTACAGCCGTGCCGGTGTCTGTAAAATCGCGGTAGTAGTTTGTGTAGCTTGCGAAGAAGTCAGAAAACCCTACAACGTCCGTGCGGTTCTTCATAAACTGCATCTCTTGGTCGTCGAGGATCGACGCTTCGCCATCAACGTCGTCTGTAAAATATACGTCGTCTGTCAGTTGCTTAGTTGTTCCAACGGTGTTTATGTCATCTGTCGCGGCGGCAGTGTCGTCCTGCGACTTCTGCACATCTATGTTATCTATCTCATCCGCAACCGCACTCGCATCACTAACGTTTTTGCCGAGCGCTAGTTGTGTGCCTAGATCGCCAACGCTAACAGGGCTGTCGGGAGCTTTCTTTGTGAATAAGAAGACGTAATCGCCTACGCCTGCAACCTGATCAAATAATACTTTGTCGAGGTCAAGTGAGCGCGCTTCGGCCACACCAAACGCATCGCTAAGGCTACGCTCTAAATCCTTAATCAGTTGTTCAGATATTACGAGCGTGTCGTCTGGAGCCTTTTTCGTGAACAGAACAACGTAATCATCCGGGCTTAAAACATCGTCAAATAGAGGTTTTTCTAGGTTCCAGCTGTCTGCATCACTTACAGAATACGCGTCTGCTACTGCGGGTTTTGCGTAAGTTACGCGGTATAGGTCCGTTAAAGGGACGCCGTCTTGCTCAAACTTGCCAAAATCAACAGTGTCAATGTCATCAGATGTTCCGACGATTTCAAGTTTAACCTTGTTTGGGTGAAGTTTTGCGCCGTCGTCGCCGACAGAGAAAGCGTCACTCGCGGGTTTTTCGACACTCAGGGAGTGTAATTCAGAAACAGCAAGGTCATCTGAGACCGGCTTTTGGAAGTTTTTTATAAATTCTTCAGCGTCTGCGATATTGACGCCGTCGTTCACAACCTTATTAAACGCTGCTACATACGCTTCCGCAAATGCCGCGTCGTCGGTAAGTGCTTTCGCAACCTCAAAAACCATTTGGTCAGAAGGCCTTGCACCGTCTTGAATGTAGAAGGTATCGAAGTACTTCGCGAAGTAAACAAAGTTACCTTCTTTCGCATCTGCCAGAATGCGGTTTAGAGTTGTAACATTGAACTTAAGACGGGTTGCCTGAAAACTACCCGCAGTCGCGCTGATTGAGGACGACGTTTTTATCCCCAACTGCGTGTACACAGCCTTGATGCCCGCAGCCGCGCTGATTGAGGACGACGTTTTTATCCCCAACTGCGTGTACACAGCCTTGATAGCTGCGATCTTGACTGCGGACTTTAACCTCAAGCAAAATCTTCCCTAATCTTAAACTTCAGCTTGTCATACAAGGTTTCTCGCAAACCGCTCGAACGAACGACTTCAATCTCACCTTCGTAAGCGCCTGCTTCTTGGTTTAGGTCTTCTGTCTCCCACTGGACAATAGCTTCTCCGTTCTCGGCGGTATCTGGGTTGACATATAGTTGGCGGGAAAACAGAATCTGATCCTCACCTGCTGCACGGAAGTGCAAAGTCACTGTACCGCCTGTTAAGTCAACAGCGTTGCCGGTGTCTTCCTCGGTTAAGGTAACTTTAATCTGAGGGCCGGTGTCGCCTTGCACGTACTTAAAGGTTGTAGCCATTACATGCCCCTCCGAACTGAAGCTCTGTCGAAACCTTTAGCTGCAACGCGCAAGTTCACACGGCGGGTATCACGCCCTTTGGCGTCGTCCATGTGTTTGTAAAACTCGCCCTTGTAGTACATAGCGGCTTCGGGGTTAGTCCATTCCTTGCCCGGAACAGAGGTAAGTTTGTAAATCGCCCCGCAGGCGATAGATCGACCATGCGTCTCAAATATCCAGTCTTCTACGCCCGTTGCGGCGAGCGCCGGTTTAAGAACGCCCACGCCCGAAAACGTATATTTCTTGTCTGGGGTGGGGAAAAACTTGATCTGAGTGTCTTGGTAGATCGTATAGTGAGTAGGAGCACCTGATCCAACCGTATTCGGTAGGGAGAAGTGCCTGTCTGTAACACGGCGAAGCGGTTGCCCGTCTAAGTACAAAACCAAAATGTTTTCTAGCTTTGATCCTGCCGGAACGTCGATCTCGTAATCAGGCGTATTTTTGCTCGTAAAATCGTTCTCAAGGTCGATACGCCACAGTTCACTACGCCCGATGTACTCAGCCGCAGCTTCTTGTAAGTGCGACTGAATAACGATCTCTGGGCAACCCGGCACGTGGGGCTGTATGTAAGGGTAAAACTTGTCCCACGTGGTAGCCATCTTAGGTTACTCCGCTCGTAGCAACTGGGGCAATCGCTGCGTCCACCTGCGTTTTAGCTCCTAGCGCACTGTTGAAGGCCGAATATGAAGCCGATGCACGTGCTTCGTTCGCCCCGTATTCTGCGTCTTTTGAGTAAGCGCGGTACAGAACCCAGTCGATAATCGGAGACATGTATATGTCGTCCAATTTGATTACCTCTGTGTTTGAACCGTCAGGGTCTAAATCACTTTCCGATAACGCGTGTTGGCCCGGAGCATCTGCGTACACGACTTCGATCTGCGCAGCAGTCGTAGCCGGAGGATACACAAAAAACTCTTTGGGCTGCCGTGTGTCATGCGTGTAATGTTGGATGTTCACAGTGCCAGTTTCAGCGTGCCACGAAGGACGTTGGTCATCCAAGACACTGCGGGAAACAATGCGGATAACTTTATAATCTGACGTAGAGGCTAAGTTACGTGTCACATCGAGGAGACGAAGCGCCGAAGGAAACTCATCAGTAATATCTTGACGACTTCCCGCGGAGCACGTGAATGTACCTGATTTAGCATTCGCGTCGGGTCGCAAAAGCGTGATCGCCAAGTAGGACTCGTTCAACCAGTTCTGCAATTCGAGGCGAGGCCAACGAATATTAGTGTCCTGAAGAACGAACTCCACGCGGCGGATAATGTCTATAACCTTAACTGTCGCCATCTGTCCAAGCCTCATTTACATTAGGTGTGCTTGGGTCATCTGCCTTCAGAGTTCCGTCAGCGGTACGCGCTTGTGAGCGCTTCGACGGGGTTTTCTTTGCGGTAGTCTTTTTTGCAGGCTCGCTATGTTTATCTGCAAGTTTTTTGCCGGTGTCGTTTAGCTGAAACTCACCTTTGATGATCTCAGCAATAAGTACGCGTTCGCCGTCGATCATAACGCGACCTCTGCCACCGACAATTTCACCGCCTAACTTTTCTAAAAGTTGGTAAACGTCCATAACGTTCCTCCTATCGCGGTGAGAGGGGGTAGCCCCCCTCTCAGTTAGACTTAGCTCGCTGAGCCAACAATCGCTGTTACTAGAGCGTCGTCTTTAACAACCTTACGGCCATAGACCGCTAGACCGCGGACTTTGTCGCCGAAGTCGTCTTGGTTGCGAAGCGCTTCAGTTTTAGAGATTTGTGATGCAAAAGAGCATGAGGACTTGTGTCCTGCTACCATCATGCGGCGGTCTTTAGCGTTAGACAAAGATGCACCTGTTGATGTTGCAGCTTGACCATTCACAAGTGCTTTACCTGCCGCACCCTTCGGTAGAAGGTTAGACACATAAACAGTGAAGCGGTCCAACTGGCCGATTTTGCCAGTGCGAACGATGCTTGACTGATCGCCTGTGAAGTACGCTTGTGCGATGTCTGTTTGCATTAGAAGGTTACGATCGCGAGGTGTCATAATCAACCAACGGTCGCTTTCTGGAACGTTCTGTTCGTCTAGCGCTGCTGACATAGCAAGGATAGTGTTTAGAACGTTTGCAGGAGTTGACTGGTCAACAGGAGTAGTATCAGTACCCAAGTTGTACGCACCTGACTTCGCACCAGCAGAACCGCCTTCGTTGTTTGAGTCAGCACCTTCAGTTACGAACCAGTTGAAGAAACATTCGTTTTCGATCTCGATCTTCAACTGTTTTGCAGCATCGTCAGTGAACATGTTCATCAAGTCCATGTCCGCTTGGTGTGCAAGTACGTCGTTGACCTGAACGCTGAAGTACTTACCTTTGTTGATCTGCATGTCTTGGTAGACAGGCGCAGGAACTTCAGAAGTAAGTGTTGTACCGGCACCAGCGTAATCATTGATAGTGATTGAAGGTGCTGTACGGATACGAATTGTATCACCTTGGTTCTTGATCTCGCCTTCCCAATCAGTGTTGGCGATTTCAGTCATCATTGTGTTGGCGTAGAACTTAGCGTTTAGCTTGTTCGACCAAAGTTGTGGAATAAAACCGCCTGAGTAGGACGGCGATGTATCAAAGTCTCCTGAGGAGACAACTGGGAAAACAGCAGCCATTATGGCCTCCTATTAGTTTCGAGTTACTAACAGCTGCTCACATGTTAGCACGTCTACGAACGTACACGGCCTTCAAGATACGCAGCAGTTATTTCAGCTTCAAGTTTAGCCGCATCATCATACTGACCCCGTGTATTCAAATTCCGGATTCGGTCCCAAGCATTGTTGATTTCTCTTTCGGAGAACACTTTTGCTTCTTTTCCTACCTTCTTTGTATCCACTGAGTTAGCAGAACGATTAGGCGCAACCTGCTTTTCAAGTTCGGCTTGGCGGGTCTGACGTTCTTTTGGTTGGGACTCTTCGAGCGACTCTTTCCACAATTTCACGTAGTGTGCTACTGCTTCAGCGTCTCCTGCCTGAAAAGCTTCAACCGCCTGATTTCTACGAGGTCCACGGATCATAGGATCGTATTCGTCCAACCACGCAACCCAACGTTCATCATTGTCGACTTGGTTAAAATCAGGAACTAACTGGGTCAGTCTCTGAGAAAAACTCATTTCGCCAACTTGGCCATCAGTCTGTGCAAGTTGATCTTGCAGTTTCTTGATGATTGCTTCCTGCTGCTCGAAGCGGTCCTCGTAGTCTTGAGCGACCTCTTTTGCAACACGACGCTGAACGTCAATCAGTTCGTCGCCAAATTCGGCTCGATCTGCATCGGTTACTAAACTGACTTTCTCCTTCGGCTTTGTCGGTTCTTTTGGCTTCTCCTCCTGAGCTTTCGCAAGCTCGTTCAGTTTAGCTGTCAAGTCCTTTACCTGTTGGTGTAGGCGGGGGACTTCTGCATCATACTTACCCTGTAAGGTTTTGTATTTCTGCGCAAAAGATTCTTCCTCTACGTCCGTCGGCGATGTGTCAGCTGGCTTTACGTCTTCAGGTTCAGCAACTTCTTCTGCTTCGACTGGTACTTCTGCTTCGGTATCCTTAGGAGCGTCTTTCGCTTCCTTTTGGGCTTTCAGCGTTTTCTCAAATTCTTCCACTTCAGCAAGCTGAGCTTGCACCTGTTTCGGCAATGCCATTTTTTTCTCCTTAAAGCACCAACTCTGTTCCTAGCGTCCCGAGGGTATGCTGTTCCCGTTATGGTATGCTTCAGTTTTGCGCATATGCGCGGTTTTGTAGCTTAGGCGCTTCTTCAACCGCCTTCAGCAAGTCTTCAAATGCTTCTGCTCGACCCTGCAACCGGTGGATTTGTACCATGTCGGTCGCTCGAACGAGCTTCTGCTTGGAGGTTTCAAGAGCCTCCTCAACCAACCTGAGAAATGCTTCGTTACCCGGCTCTCTGAGCCGCAAGAGGGCTTTGACGGCCTGTATCTCAGCACTATTCAAGTCAATCATGCTTAAAAACTATCGTATATGTGTTAACGTGTCAACAGATACGGAGTTTAACGTCCATTTGGACGGGGACTCATCGTATTATCTTGACGACCGCCCATCGGCGTACCGTCTTCCTGAAGGTTCTGCGCTTCCTGCATTGCCATCATTTGCTGTTGCTGCATCGCCATCATCTGCTGCTGACGCTCAATATCCTCTCGGCTCGGGACAAGACGATCGACATTGGTGTTAAGATTCCCCGCCAAGTCGCGCATGAGTTCAGCCGTCCCTGTAGGACCAACAATCTGCTGTGCAACAGGACTCTCCAATACAAGACGAAGGAACTCATTCTTACGGACAGCTTCAGCTTCCTTAACGACCAACGACATCGCGCCTCGCGCAACAATTTGTACATCGCCGATTAACTCCGGGTCTTCTGAATAACGAAGGTTGCGTTGATACTGACGTTCTAACATCGGCGTCAAAACATCGTGGTCGACGTTGCCGATAACCTGTTTGATACTCTTGCCTGCGTTAGACATCAGCATAGACAAGCCCGACGACGTGCGTCCTGCGCCCGGTACGTGCTGACCTGTCATGTATCGTGGGATTCCCGAAACCTCATCCGCAAGCTCCATAAACTGCTTAAACACAGCCATAAGCTCTTGTGCGTTTGAGTTCGGTTGGAAGAACGACATGGGCGGCGACGCATCGCCGTATTCTGACTGTTTGAACTGCCAGATTTTCCATGGATACATCTGAGTAATGTCTTCCCCGCTTGGCAAGCGGCTTACATTCACGCCTACCTGTGGACCGGACGAGATACCCATGTTGTTCGCAAGCGCTCGCGCTGCTGCGTTACACATGTTCTGAGCGTCCATACACAAGTCAGCTACACCGTTACCGTCTACACGGCCCGGTATCTTCTCAAACGACGTGATATAGTAGGGTTTACGGCCTAGCGGGTCGTAGTTCAGTACGGCCTTGATAACAACGTTATCGACCATCCATACTTCACAAGGGTAAGACTTCTGCGGGTCTTCGATCTCAGACTCGTCCATACCCCAGTCGATCAGCATGTCGCCGGGAATTGTGTCCCATAACTGCAACGCCGCGATCACATCATTGTGAGCATCGTCGAAATCTTTGTCTGTGACGTCTTCCATGTCGCTGTCGTAGCTCTCAAGCCACTCGAATCCCCCTGACCCGAAGTCAGCTAGGATAGAGCGTACAGACGCTTCGTCGTACCCCTCAACGCCTAACATGGCCTCTACGTCCTCACGAGTAAGGTGGTGTAGCTCCATGACGGGCATGTTCTGGATGTCGTCACCCCAAGGGGCGTAGTAGAATTTATAAGGGTCTACCCGTTCCCACTCGTCGCGGAGTACGTCTACGGCAGCGAGACCGCCCTGCACATACTTCATCGCCTTGCGTTTACGAGGAATCGGCCCTTTCAACACAGCAAATGGGAATGTCGCCAAGTCGTTCGTAAACTCGTACATAGCACGTGTCCAACCGCCCTCGGTCAACTGATCTTCCATCTTTGATTCCATGCGTTCCACGCGCTTCTCAGCTTCGTGTTTCATAGCCCGCATGGCTGTGTCTTTCATCCCGCCCGCAAGCTGCTGTAGCTCCTGTGGGCTAACCGGTGGGTTCCCGGCGGCGTAATACTCTTGCAAGTTCGCCTGCATAATCTGCTGCATCGCCTGCACCACGTCCGGTGGCACTTCGGGAATAGGCGTAGCCGAGATAGACCACGGTTTGTCAGCGCCCGTGCCTAGCAGCGTATCTCGAAGCCACGCGGTGGCCGTCCGGCACTTTGTGCTGACGATGCCCATAAATATCTCAGACCCGCCCTGCTCGCGGATTTCCGCAAGTTTCTCAGGCTCGTACTCCATGTTTCGAGCACGAACGCACTTAGACAGGCGATCTTCGATAGTTGTCCGTTTGTGGTCTCGCATCACTTCCCAACGGTGGCGGACGTGGGACGCTAACCCCTGTATCATGGGTGTCATCTGCTTCTCGGCAGATTCACGCTGCGCTTGAGCCTCCAAATCGGACGCCCTCGCTACAGGGATTAGAGCGGGACCAATAGCCATAGAATATCATCTCACATATGCGATATGTACTAACAATACCGATTATCTGCTAACTCGTCAACAGATTAGGTCCATCCGCGACTTGACACCTTCACAACTTCGCGTCGCTCGTTACTCATCGTGTTCGCCCCGAATACCTCGCCGCCGTCGGCGTGCAGGCACAAATACTGGAACGCGTCGGCAACATCCGACCATGGGTGCGACTTCTCAGGACTCTCGTCCCGCACCCCTTTCGTGTTTATTTTATATCGGTACTTCCCTGCCATCGCTTGTACCAGAGGCAGTGCATCTTCAGGGTCCATGACTACGCCGTACTTACCATCAACGACGCGTGTTAGAAAGTTGTCGACTGCGGAGATGCGTGCAGCGACAGCATTGGTACGTGCCGGTTTCACCATGAATCCTTCGTTACGCCATATATCGGCCACGGTTCTCTCGTCCGTCTGGACGCGCTGGAACGCAGCGGGGTCGATTATCACGATCGCCCTGCGCCCCGGGAACTTATTGACAAGTATAGGTTTTATAACCTCGCGCACGAACCGCAACGCGCCCATACCATCAGATATGACAGCATCGTACACGACCAGTCGTCCGTCGTAGGCAACCTGACCTATTACAGCCGCCGGGGTCAGCCCGGCATCAACCCCGATGATGAGCGGGTCATCGGAAAACATCGGCTTTATCGTCGCCTTCGCAACATGAACTGACCGGTCGAAGGAGCGAAAAACCGGCTGTCCTGACAACGATTTACCGAATTGTGCGTTTATATAGACGTCGATCCAGTCTTCAGACTTACCTTGAGCGAGGTTGTCGTAGTAGTCATCAGGCAGGAACTGCGTCCAGTCGGCTTCAGGGCTTAGCCCCGACGGCTGTATGGTGACATGGACGTTATCTGGGGGTTCCGTGAGCAGCGTTTCCCAAAAAGTGTCCATATCGGGTGGGTTTGTCATCCCCCAGAGGTGCGCGTTCGACCGACCATCGTCGGTTTTACACCCCACTCCGTTCATCATTTTGTCCGGATAACGCCCCACACGACCCTGCGCAGCGTTATAAATATCAGGGTGAATCTCCCTAAATTCGTCAAAAATGATGAAACTTGCTTGCAGCGAGAGCAATCGCCTTACGTCATTGGCGTCATCTAGCCCCCTAAACAGCACTTCGCACTCAATATCGCCTATTTTTATGACGAATTTGTACTCTGTTTTGAGGAATGACCCCATAATTCCGTCTGGAATCCACTTCAGAAAGTCCGGAATTGACGTATCTCGTAGCTGTTCACGCGTATTTCGCACCCAAATGCACCTAGAACGCCGTATTCCATCCTTGCACGGGGCCATCTGCGCTGCGTGATGCACGATTTTCATGATACCAGCGGTCGTTTTCGTCGAACCAACGGGTCCAACGGCCAGTGAAATGAACTTTTCCGAGTAAAAGAAGGCGTCGAGGGACTCGATTACCTCAAAATTGACTTCATGGAGCATCTTCTATGGCCTGACCTTCGATGGTGATGGCATCGTCTCGGTCCTTGGCGCGTGTAATGTTGATAACCACTTGGGGTCCACCATTTGCCACATCTGCTTTGGTATCCGGTTCCATTCTGCCCATCTTATTCAGCAGTTTTTGGAACTCAATCCGGGCCGTCGGGTTGATGTTGGGGTTTTGCATGGTACGGAACAGGTTGTCGAGGTTCACAGTCCCCAACATCCGTGCAAAGGTCTCGAGTTTAGTCGGGTCTTCCTCAATCTCAAGCATCTGGGCCGGAGACAGAATAGACTGATCCGCTTTTTCTGGGTCGATTGCTTTGTACACGTTACTGCTCATGCGCTTATTGTTAACACGTTAGCACATTTTGTCAAGAATTTGGGATTATAGGAACAAAACGTGAACAATGGGAAAAATAGGGGTTGGGTTATACGCGATACCTAAGGGCTAGGGCGGGGGTGGCCCCCCCTCGGTCCCTGCCCCCCTGTTAGTCCGCCGCCATAGGTGTAGAGGGTGGAATACCACTTGGCCCACCCGACGCGACACTGAGCCACCGTGTATAATAACGGCCCGCGACCTTGGGCTGTGGCGAATAGGGTTATAGGTTACGCGTGTAATTGCCAACTGCTTGCGCGTAGTGTGTGGCACCGACGGATCGGGCGAAAACAGTCTACTCTGTCATGACTTCGGCGAGAATGCTGAGTATGTATGCGGTCACTGCTCAGTCACCATGGCACTAGCTCCAAAGGCGGGATTTACATCCGAGAGGCTCCCCTAACGTATTAAGCACGGCGAGTGCCCAAGCGGCTCGGGTAACAAAGCAGCATGACACATTGTGTGCAGCACGTTCGTAGTATGTCTGGCCAACCAGTCCACAGTTTATCTGTGTCTACGCACCTGATCTGCACCTTGTGTCAATGTAGGGCACACTCTCACCAGTGTTTCCTATTTTGACACTTGCCTACATAGGAGATTTATCATGGCTATTCGTGCACAACATCACGTCCGCGCAACTATTCGCGGTATCAACACCCGCACTGCGTCTTTGCGTAACGACATCCAAAGTCTGCTTATCGAGATAAGCGGTCACGCATTCATTCACGGCGATGTTACGCTATTCGATGATCTATTCGATGCGACATCGGGCATGAACCGCAAGCTCATTGTTAAATGGGTAACGGCTTGGGGCTTCGCGCGTCTTGACGCTGAGAGCGGCAAATTCAAGCTGCAAAAGAAGATGCGTAAAGAGACTACATTCGAGGGCAACGACCCATATCAAGATTGCGTGGACTATCTGACTAACAATTCACCCAAGTGGTGGGTCAAAGAAGAAACAGCTTCTCAGCTTGCGCAGGATGTCGACATCCAAGCGTTGCTTGCTCAGCTTCTAAACAAGATGGATAACGTCGAGAAGAAGAATGGCGCGGTCACTAACAAAGACAGCCACAAAACTGCCGAACTGATCCACCTAGTCGCCGAACGTGCGCGCCGCGCAGCTAACGATCTGCCTCAATCTGTACAAGACAAGATCGCCGCGACAGCATAAAACCAGAAATTGGGGGCGCTTGCGCCCTCATTCACCACTTCTAGACAGAAATATTTTGTCTAGTATTTTGTCTAATTGGGCGTTTTCGCCAAGTTGTTGTTTTTGTTAGCTTAATTAATACTATTTTGACAATAAGACAATAAGACAAAGATAAATAGAGTAATAAAAGATTGATAGTTGTGTGTCATTGGCGTCTCTCTGCGCTGCCACATCCACCCCCCACATTACTCTCTCTGAGCTTGTCTTATTGTCAAAATAGTACCAATTCACTCAATGGTTTCAAACACTTAACCCTATTTTGACAATCCCTAATTTTGTCTAATAGCTCTGTCTAGTACAGATTTTGTCTAATTACCTGTTAACCCGTGAACACTTGGAGGCAACATGAGCAGTCTAAAAGAAATCGCCCTATCCATCCTGTCGACCCTAGTCGTTAGCACTTTCATCGCATGGATTGTCTTAAACTGGATCAGCGGATGCGGCGAAGTATTCCCGACCGCCACTGGTGGATACATCCACGGCGAGTGCATTTTACATCCCTTTAAATAGATAAGGAGTTCCTCACATGAAACACAATCGCATCACAAACGCGCAGATGTCAGAGTTCACCACAAAGCGTGAACCTTTCACCAATGGCAACATCTCGGCATACGCAAGGCGGCATGGCAACCTGTATGCGGTATTCTCTTGGGGCGATCATTACCCCATGTACGTCTACGACTATGTGGCAGAGGAATGGTTTGGTAACTCGGACAAGTCCACACGCTCCACGCAGCGGCACAAGTCACAGGCCAAGCCTGATGTCGAGAACATCACATACCGTCCGACCGAGTATTTACAGAACATCATCGCTATGGGTGGATACGTCCAGACAGTAGCGCAGCGGATACATAATGTAGGAGAAGCAGCATGATCGTAGAGAAAGTCCGTTGGACTGACAACATGGGCGCAGTCGGGTGGACATCACTCACTGCATGGCTAGACGCTGACGGTATGCGTTGGCTGCTCAACTGTGTGCCCGAGAGTGTTCGCCACTGCACAGGGTTTCGACCGTGTTTCTACTGGCACAACGAACCCATCACGAACAATCGTGAAGAAATGATCGACGCCTACGAGGCTCAGTATTCTGATACAGCCCGCGGGTTTTACTTTGACTTCCCTGATGATGAACGCGCAGCGCCACTGATATTCATGCTGAAAGCGAGAGGGTTTAAGATGGAGAGAGGTTACTGACATGAACATATTCGTACTAGACGAAGACCCCTTCGAGGCAGCGCGTATGCACTGCGATAAACACGTAGTTAAGATGCCACTGGAAGCAGCGCAGATGCTGTGCACAGTACACAGACACTACGGCAGCGATGACTACCGCTTGTACAAATCCACACATAAGCACCACCCATGCACATTGTGGGCGGCAGACAACACCGAGAACTATCGGTGGCTGTACAATTACTTCCACGGCCTCAACGACGAATACTTTCACAGGTATTATCGCGACCACTACTCGTGGACTAAGCTCAAGCTGATCTTAAAATTCCCACCGCCGATGATGCCGCACAAGCCGATGACCCCATTCGCGCAGGCTATGCCCGATCAGTATAAATGTGACGACGCCGTCACAGCGTATCGCAACTACTATAGATACGAGAAGAAAGCATTGTTGCAGTTCAAGAACCGCGACACGCCCGACTGGCTCCCAGACACGAGAGTCTTTTAACCTGTTGACAGGTTGACAGTTTATCTGTTTACATGTTAACTCATCTTTCAACACTTGCGCATATATTTGCATACAAGGAGTTCCCCATGGCTACTATCAACCAAGCCAAGCACGTCTGCACGTCACTGTTCAGACAATCACCAAAAGTCGTACCGATGCTACACGGTGCGCCCGGGATGGGTAAGAGCGATGCCTGTCTACAGATCGCCGATGACCTTGGTATCCCTCGTGACCGTGTACTTGTGGTACACATCAACAACCATGACGTCGTTGACTTCACTGGAGTGCCGTCTGTTACCGACGGTATGACCGTGTTCAACCCGACCAAGATGTTCTACGACTTCCGTGAGGGCACAGGGCCGGGCATGGTTATCCTTGAGGAACTTGCTCAATCTGCTCAACAGTTACAGACTTGGGCTGCGGGTTTTGTCCTTGAGCGTGAGACACCTGTATTCAAGCTAGACCCACAGGTCTGCATGATCGCCACTGGTAACAGGGCACAGGACAGAGCGGGTGCGAAGCCACTGCTCGGACACCTTAACGATCGTATGTATCACATCGACATCGACACTGCGCTAGACGACTGGTGCGAGTGGGCCATGCCTAACGGTGTTGATCCACTGGGTATCGCGTTCCTGCGACTGCGTCCTAACCTGCTCAACGACTACGACCCGAACCGTCGTAGCAACCCAACGCAGCGTTCATGGACTAAGCTGTTCACTGAGGTGCCGACTGACTTGCCCACTGACCTATACATGATCGCCGCCGAGGGTAAGGTAGGCGAGGGTGCTGCCGCCGAGTGGGTAGCTGCCCGTGACATGATGAAGAAGATGCCTAGCATCGACGCGATCCGTATGCACCCTGCCGACACTGAGGTGCCAACTGAACCTGCGGTACGCTACGCCGTGGCGACTGCCATGAGCATGACCGCTAACGAAGATAGTTTCGGACGTGACATGACGTACATCAGTCGTCTGCCTAAAGAGTTCCAGATGGTCTACGTGACCGACACTCTACGTCTCAACCCCACACTGCAACAGACGACGGACTTCATCAACTGGGCTGTCGCTAACAAAGACATCTTTATGGGAGGTAACTAAGATGACTATGCAAGAGCAACTACGCGCTGCCATGTTAGCAGCACAACAATCTGCACACGACTCATCACCTGTCGTGACTGCACCTGATCCCACACCTGTTAACGTGACAACACCTGATACGTTTGTTTCCGTCGCCGAGGCTGCACGCCCTACTGTAGACACTGCGGTCCGCGAGCGTAAGAAGGTCAAGATCAAATCGCTCAACGAGAAAGCCTGTCTCATCAAAGTCAAACGCCGCATGTATTCACCATACAAGCACGACACCGAGGAGACCCGCAACTATGGGGTGGGCAACGTCAACAAGCGTTTGTTCGAGGGCCGCAACAACCGTGTGGCTGAGACGATCAGTAAGTTCAACGACGTGTACACGTACCTCAAAGACCACACAGTGCCGTGGGATACAGGTACAGACATGATTAACATGCTGCACTACCAAGACATAATGTCTGAGTTGCGTAGACGTATCGCCGTTGCTGAAGCGGCAGCCGACGACTTGGAAGCACACTGGCACGAGGAAGTCCAAGCTGATCTGGTGCGTATCCGCAACAAGTGCATGGCACAGGGCAAGCCTGACCGTTCTGATCCCAACGACTACCCTGACACAGTGCGTGATCGTTTTAGCATCGACATCCGTGTGATGCCTGTTCCATCTACAAAACACTTCCACGATGACCCACGGTTTGGTCCGACTGACGACGACATCGCGTCGCTGGACCGTCTACTCGACGAAGTGGAGAGTGAGACAAGTAAGCATGTCATTGCCCAGATGACTGAGCCAATGGCGGCAGCGGTTGCCAAGCTCAAGACGTCTATCGGCGACGACGGTTCTATCTTCCGCGACAGTCTGATCGACAACATGGTGGACGCAGCAGATCGCATGGCCAAGGTGTACATCGGCGACGACCCAGAGATCGCTGACCGCATCGACGACCTACGGTCTCTTGTAGG